TTAAGCGGAAAGAGGATCGACGATTTCGTCGTCAGGCTCTGGCGGATCTTCAGCGAGCGACTTCAAGCCGGCACCCTTAATGAAGCGCGACACCTTTTCTGTAACAACAAAAGGTGTCGTGACACACCTGAGCATCTGGGCCTGTGTTTCGAAGTCGGCCGCGATCAGGTTCCGCAGAAGGTTCTGATACACCTCCTGTTGGTTGTTGAAGCCATGGGCCTTCATGACTGCCTTCAGGCTTGAACACGCCGGCAACTTCAACCGTAAATTTCTCGACGCCCAATGCAGCATCCTTCGCTGCCGCCTTCTCGCGCTTTTTCTTCTGCTTGATCGATTCCTTCGTCGGCTCCTGCACTTCGGCCATGGCCTACCTCTTCAATTCCGCTGGCCGGCAAGTCCAGCCAATTCAGTAACTTTAAGCTTCAACACTCCGTGATCCGTCTCGATAACGTAGATTGAAGTGATGGCTAAATGCGATTACGATGCCGCCCCTTCACAAGGGAGTTGCGCAATGTTTCCAAGGTATTTTCGCTGGATCGCAGCATTTGGCATTCTCGCGGCATTGGCGATGATGGTAATCACCGGGCTGCAGGTGTTTTCCGGCATGGCCTCAGCCGCGGATCTGATACGACCTATCATTGGTGTGGTTGCATTTGGCTGGATGTTCACTCAATCGACCAAGGTTTGAGGCGGATCACGCTGCCACCTTAACCTGATGCCAGGCGCCGGAGGCGTAGATAAGCTTCGCGGCTTGGGCTTCATCCATCGATATATCGTCAGGAACGGCGTTCCAGCCTGATGCGACCAGATGGTTCGGGTTCGCGCTGTTGCGCAGCTCCAGGTAGTAATGCTCGATGGCATCTCGACCTTGTAGATTCCCCCCGGCGAGATCTCGACCGACTTGATGTACTCGGCGCCGCGCTCGTCCCGACATATGGCGCCGATGTAGATTGTCCAGCGGTAGGAGAGATCGAAGATCGCGTTGGCGATCGCCAGACTTCGGATCTTCCGGCAGCTCTTCCAGTTCGCCATGATCTGGCTGCCGCTGGGATCGATGTTCACCACCGCGACGTGGTTGGTGCGCAGCAGCGCTCGGCAGCCGCGTTCAGCCCGGGCGAAACCGTTGTTGGGTTTGCGTTTCGACTCCATAGCGAGTCCGCCATTTTGCGCAGAGCTTTTCGGTCGGCGGCCGATATCGGCTTCGGGCGCCGCTTGAGGACCGTTTCAGCGTCTACCCAGTCCCACCGCGCAGGTCTTGGCTTTATCCGCGTCGCTGGCAGCTATTTGAAGGTGCTGCCGGGCCGCGCCCACAAGTCGACCAGCGCACCGGTGATTTCATCCGACTCAGTTTGCTTTGCTCGAACTGCGTTGAGGTTGAGACCGCGCGTCTGAATCTACCGGGCAATGACACGCTGCTGTACGGCGCTTACACGTCGTTTTCCAAACAGCCGGCAGTGTCCCGCAATAATCTGCTGACGCGCACTGTGAACCTGGCGCTTCAGGCTGAGCCGACCCGCTACCTGACCGCAGTGGTGTAACCAATGGCAAAAATCCGCATTGCCCAGAACCCGACATTCAAGGCCATGGTGCTGGTCCCAATCGTTGACAGCGGACACGAATAGATCGAGTTCACGTTCAAGTATCGCGACCGGTTGGAGCTGGCTGCTCTGTTTGATGGGTGGAACCAGAATCGCAAGGAAGCCATGGCTGCGCTCGGTGATCAACCATCACTCTCTGAAGTGGTCGCTGCAGACGCAGTCCAGCAGGTTCAGCAGATCAAGGATCTGGTAGCTGGCTGGGCCTTCGATGACAAGTTCGATGAGAAGAGCATCGCCGCACTGGTGAGGTCGTGCCAAGGCGCAACCGAAGCAGTGGTTGAGGCCTATCAAGGCACCTACAACCAGGCCCGCCTGGCAAACTGACCGACGCCGCGCGTGCCCTATATGCGCCCGCGGCGCCGGTTGAGTTGATGAGCATGTTCGGCCTCGCTCCGGGTGATCTGGAAAAGGAAACAGAGGTCTGGCCATGCAACTGGCCGGCCTTCCTCCTGTTCAACCGAATGTCTACGCAGTGGCGGGTCGGCGCCGGTGGCGCCATCGGCCTCGATTACAACTGCATTCGCGACATAGCCGGCGATCTCGGCATCAAGAAAAACAAACTCGCTGAAATCTTTTCTGACCTGCAGGTGCTGGAAGGCAAAGCCCTGCGCGTGATGAGCGAATCCACAATTAAAAGAAGTCTTCTGCTTGATGGCGATTTGCTGGTATTGTTCAAAAAAAACATGGAGTTTGAGAATTGCGATTCATACCAGCGGCTCTGCTTGCGATTTCACTGTTATCCGGTTGTGCTCAGCATCCGACCCCAGAGCAAATTAGCTCTGCAAATTACGGCGCTTCGGTCTATCAAGCCGATGCAGAGTCTGCAGTGAAGTTATTTTCAGTATGTATTTGAAAGATCCTGACTCCGCAAAGTATGGCTTTGGATCGGTCTACCAGGGCTACATGGTCGGCAGCGTTTTTGAAGGTCGAAAGCTCGAGGCTGGCTATCTGCTCGATGTGACTGTGAATGCAAAGAACAGCTACGGCGGATACACCGGCGCGAAGCCATATAAGTTTTTGTTGCGAAACGACCAAATTGTTGGTGGATGGGAAATAGGTCAGAGCGGAATCCTTATTAAAATTAGGTAAATACCTGCGCAACCATCATAGAACCGCCTTCGGGCGGTTTTTTATTGTCTGGAGAAAAGTATGCCGTTGATCGCAGAACACGGCATCAAGATCGATTCGGCTGATGCAATCGAGGCCAAAACCAGTCTGGATGAGATGGCGAAGGCCGGAGGCCGGGCCGAGCAGTCCGCCGTTTTGTTGATAAACGAAATGCAGGCGCTGGAGAACCTGCAATCGCAGATGCAGGTCGTGGCCGAAAAGGTTGTGGCTGACTCATGGCGCGCGGGCGGTACCAGCTTCCGAAATGCAAATGGGAGGACCTGATGGCCATCGAGAAATTCGCCTGGCCAACCGAGTGCGGGGGAACACCCGATATTAGCTATCGGGTGCGCACCTCAAAGTTCGGCAATGGCTACGCGCAAAACGTCGGCGACGGCCCGAACAACAAAGAGGACTCCTACCCGATCAGCTGCGTCGGCTAAAAGGCCAAGGTGCAGCAGATCATGGCGTTCCTCGACCGGCACGCCGGGGCAAAGGCGTTTCTCTGGACAACGCCACTCGGCGAACTCGGGCTGTTCACCCGCAAAAATCCAGCTCCCACACCAATGGGAGGGGGAGTCTTCAAACTCACCGTCACTATCAAGCTGTTCAAGCAGCGCTGGACGCTGTCGGATGACGGCGAAATGATTCCAGGACGCGGATCGCCAATTGATGTGCCGCTGAACAGCTGGGTCGATGTGCGGCTGGATATGCCGCGACAGAAAGCATTGTCGGCCGACGCCACAATTGCATGACAGCCCGCATTGAGCGGGCTTCCTTCTTTCCATGCGAATAGGGTGATGTGTTACTTTGGATAGCATGCGCCTGCTTTTGCCTTGCCTCGGAGAGGTTTATATCGCAGCACTAAAACTTCTCCATTCAATCTATTGGAAAATTAAGCATTTTAGGCTGCGATCCGATAACGGCAGTATTAAAAATAGAGCTACAGAGTTCGATTCCTGAGGATGTCTTCCAATATTTGCTTCGAGGCAATCAAGGAGCCGTCGATGGACAGATGACTGCCATCAGAGTAAAGGATTTTCCCATCTCGCACGGTTTCGCATTTGTTGTTTTTGCAGAAGGCTGGGCTTATATCCAAGTAGAGGGTATTTGGGTGGCTCGCTGCAAATTTCTTAAGTACTTGATTGATTTCATATGTGGACGAAGCCTCAAGCGGATATTGCAGATATTTTTCGCACCACTGCGTTATATATCTCGGGCGCAGAAGGCAGGAGGCGATGTTCATTTTGCCAAACATATATGGTTGGCTTCCAATGATAATGAATTTGCGATCGCCAATGTCGTTTCTGGTTTTTGACAGCAAATCTTCTATCACTGCGGAGTAGGGCCTGCCGTTAATCTGGCTGTTTGCTCCATTGTGATCTGCAATGCCGTCTTTATAACCTAGCCAGCTTTGCGCATAAATGAAAGGAAGGTTGTTGTCTTTCATTTCGGATAGCGCAATTCTGTACGCGTCTTTACAATCTTGGCGCGGGACGTTGTTTAGTATTCTCGTATATTCGCTTGAAAGTACGCAGCCATGTCTAAATACTCCAGAAATAAATATGCCACGATCCTGTAGTTCTTTATCCATGCCGCTTGCATACTGGAGTGCAAAGCTGTCTCCAGCCATAATTGCAAATTTTTTGCCGTTTTTATCACCTAAGATGGTGTCGAGTTCATATCCGTGGCCACCATAGTTTTGGATGTGGAAGCTTTCAGGTTCTGCTACAAGAGCACGATAGCTGGCCGGGACTCTTGAGTACATGCCTTTGTGGTCTATTACGACCATTGATCCAAATGCAAGCACGGCTACAGAGGCTGCTACGGCTGAAAGGCCGATGGTTTTTACGTGACGCCACTTCGTCATGAAGAGCCGCTCTACCGTCTTGTAGAGCAAAGCACCTGCAATGACAGAAACCACCAGCAGCATTATTTTCTCGAGAAGCATAATGTCTCGGAAAACGTAGTATTTGTAAAAAACTACGATTGGCCAGTGCACCAAGTACACGGAATAGGATATTAGTCCTATCTTGACCATCGGCCAACTACAAAGAACTGAACCAGCACGAGATCGCCCTGTGTAGATGCACGCTGCAGCACCCAGGCATGGGATCAGTGCGCGCACGCCGGGAAAAGGCGAACTAGCATCAAGCACGAAAGCAGAGCCCACGATAAGAATCAAGCCTGTGGCCGTAATGCAAGATTCAAGTCTGGCGCTTACTCGATGCCTAACACAAAAAACTATCAGTGCGCCGATAGAAAGCTCGAATACTCTAAATGGCATCATGAAGTATGCCGCTGAAGAGTCGTAGGCGAGCATTATTTGTGAACCGACCAAAGATGCTAGTGTCATCGCCACCAAGAGTCTGAGCAGGAATCTGTCGGATATCTTGAGTGCGGCCCACACAATGAACGGCCAAACAATATAAAACTGCCACTCGGCTGCTAGGGACCATGTATGCAGTAACGGCTGCATTTGCGCAGACGCGTCAAAATAGCCCTGATTGAGCCAGAAGTAGAAATTCGATGCGGAAAATATTGAATATTGCGCTGATTGCGCCAGGCTGTTTAGTGAGGCCGGGTCCATGAATAGGAATCCAGCGCCGAGACAGCCTGCAATAGTAACTAGCAACGCTGGATGCAGACGAAGTAAGCGTCGGCTGTAGAAGTCTAAGAATGAGAATCGGTTGTTTGCTACCGCGTTGCGGATCACTTCAGTGATCAGGAAACCGGATATCACAAAGAAGATGTCCACCCCAATAAATCCACCGGGAACACCCAAGTCGAAATGGAATAGAAGGACCAGAAGGACGGCAATAGCTCGAAGACCATCAATGTCCGGTCTATATGCCGTATTTTTACTGTGCATGAGTTCCTGCTCTTAGGGGAGGTCTGAGGTGGCTAATTGAAATCAGGCGGATTGTACAGATGAATACGATGTTGTGTCAGTGGTGATACTGATCGAACGCATCCCAAAAAAATGCAAAAGCCCGACCTGCCGGAACGATGTAATGCGCAGCATCGGAACACCAATACCCGCCTGGAGTGGGTTTTTTATGCTTGGAGAAAAGAGATGACCGTTACCGATAAAGACCGCGACATCCTTGCCCGTACGCTGTGGGGCGAGGCTCGTGGCGAAGGCCTGGCCGGCCAGATCGCCGTCGCCTGGACGATCCGCAATCGCGTGAACGATCTGAAAACTGGCCCTTGGCGGGGTGAAGGCTATTCCGGCGTATGCCAGAAGCCCTACCAATTCAGTTGCTGGAACAGGACCGAACCGAACTATCAGTTCCTGATAGGCGTGTAAGAGATCCCCATTCCGTGGCTCAGTGCCGAAGTGCCGCTGACCAGGTGATCGACGGCAAGGTGCCAGACCCCACCGGCGGCGCCACGCGCTGCTACGCCACCAGCATCAAGGCACCGGCCTGGGCGGCGAAGGCAAAACAGACGCTTAAGTTTGGCGGGCACGTCTTCTTCAAGGATGTGCCGTGATGGTCGTGCCGTGGAAAACGGTGCGCGCGCTGGCGCTGGTGCTGATCGGCGCCGGCAGCACCTGGCAGTTTCAGGACTGGCGCTACGGCAAGCAACTGGCTGAGCAGGCCCAGCAGCACGCCGAAACCCTCAATCAACTGACCCAGTCCGCGGCGACCGCGCAGCAGGCCCAGCAGGACAAGCGGCTGGCGCTCGAGCAGCGGCTGGTGGCCAGTGAATAAACCCACTTCGAGAAAATGACCGATGCTCAAAAAGATCAGACTCTGCTGCGCGATCGCCTTGCCACTTCTGATCTGCGGCTGTCAGTCCTCCTCGACGCAAGCGACGGTGCGAAAGGCTGTGGGGTGCCAACCGCCTCCAGCCCCAGCAGCGTGGATCATGCAGCCGTACGCGCCCGACTTGACCCGGCGCATACTCAACGAATTATCGCCATCACCGACACCGGCGATCAGGGGTTGATCGCGCTGCAGGCATGCCAGACATATGTGAAAGAAATCACCGCTCTCGCCGAGCCTTGAGCAGGCGCTGATTTTCTTCACGCAGAAAAACGTTCTGATGTTCCACTTTCGCCAAGGCACGCAGATCGCTGGAGAGTTCGGTGGTTTGAGCGTGGAGTCGAGCGATGTCAGCGCGGGCGGCCACAAGTTGCGCCCTCAGCGTTTCGCATTCGCCGGTGGCTTTGGCATTTATCTCGACGAGCTTGAATATCCGCTCTCTGGCTTGGCGCAGTTGCAGGTTCAGTTCCTCGAACTCATTTTCGTAGAGGGCGAGCTGGTGCCGGCAGGTTTCGAGCGGCGTCGGGCAGCCGAGCCAGTCGTCGGTGTTTTCGATATCAGGGAGATCCACGGAAGATGCCTGTTTGGATATACAGTAATCGAGGCGCGTCAGGTGGGCGAGGGTGAGGCGACGAGCTGTAGGGTTTTGGATTGGTGTCGGTCGGCAGAACGCCGGGGATGGGATAAAAAGAGGTTAGTTATGGAACACGTTCAGGATAGTTATGGAACGCATCCTGAGTGGTGAAGATTTTTAATAACGCCAAAAACGACAAAGCCCTGAATAATCAGGGCTTTGTCATACATAAGATGGCGGAGGCGATGGGATTCGAACTCATGGACCTGTTACAGTCGACGGTTTTCAAGACCGTTGCCTTAAACCACTCGGCCACACCTCCGTTTGCGTTGCGGGCGCCATAA